AATAAAGTAAAAAAGTTTTGTCCTTTTTCAAGTTTAGTATCCTCTTTTCTGCTAGTTGCATCTCCATACACAAACACGCCAGATGTATGATTCGGGTATTTTTCTATAAATCTATTTGCAAGGTCTTTTAGCGTGTTTTTTGGATGAGAAAGACATATTTCATCTATCTGGTATATATCTTTTCCTATTATCTGATATATAGTGCATGTTATATAAGGATGTACGTTTTCGTCTAAAGATAAATGAAGAGCTATATTGCTATTATACGTACATTCACTAACGTGCTCACTTTCTCTGAACGCTTTATAAAACTCGCACCCAGCCTCCATAATCTTAGGGTTTTGCTGCTGCAATGCCTCGAATTTAACTATATTTCGCTGTCTTGCCTCAATTGCCGAATCTAAAGAGTGCATTTCTTCCCACAACACCTCTCCAATTTTTCTAGGGTCACTTTTGTCTGTATCGTTCACTTTTATTCTAGGGAAAGATATAACCTCCCAATTTCTTGCGTCTTCATGCTCGCTGTGTTTCAATATTCTCCCCGCTAAATCATCAACATTCCACCGTGTTAACGTTACTAATATTTGACTATTATTATTCAATCTCGTTTCCAACTCTGTTGTGTACCATTCCCATAATTTCTCCCTATAAGTTTGCGATCCTGCCTCTTCTGCTCCTTTTATAGGATCGTCAATCAGCGCAATATCTACAGGATTACCCGTTATACCTCCTCCTACTCCTACCGAAATAAAAGAGCCGTTTTTATCTACCACTTCAAACGCTTCTGAATTTCTTAAATACGACCCTTTACTATCTGTAGCTACGTTTTTATCATTTAATTTAGTATTTGGAAATACATCCCGATATGATTGGTCTATCATTATTCGTTGCACTTGCCTATTGAATTTGCTAGCAAATGTCGAATTATAAGCACAAAGAGCTATTCTTAAATTTGGATTCCTGCCTAGCATATAAGCAGGTAAACGTCTTGATGTTAATTCGCTCTTGCCGTGTTGAGGCGGCATGAATACCATCATTCTCTTTATTTCTCCTTTTGCAAATTTGTTAAGTTTGTCACAAAGATATTTATGATGCCAGTTTGTTAAGTAGTCTTCTTTTGTGTATTTTGTGAAAGCAAGTATATCATACCTCGCTTGATCTCTTAACTTATCTCTTTCAAGGGTATATAATTCTTCTAATATTTCAAGCTGATCATTCACTTATATTAAGCTTCTGTTTTAGTTCTTTTATTCTATCCTCTCTTTCCTCTTCTGTTAGTCCTTTCAGTTCTTTGCCTCCGCTTGAATGGTCTATATAAGTAGATGACAACCTCTTTCTTTCCTCTTCTGTTCCAATTAATTTATACATAGCTAATAATTCAGCTGCGCTTTTGCCATCTTCAAGTTTTCTCCTTATCTGAACCTTCGTATTTACCTTATTCTTACTGAGTTGCTTTTTAATTACGTCCATTTCGTCAGAATCAATGGGGTAAAAATCATAAAACGTTTGCTTAGAACATGGCAAAAAAGACACAATATCTTCGATAAAATAAAGCTTATGCTCTTCTATTAGTTCTAATGTTTCTTTGTATATTTCTTCTTTATTGTATGCCATTCTATTGTCTTTTAGTTTCTTCTATCTCTATATCTGCTTTTATATTTTCAACATGTATTTTTTTCATACCTCATACGCTTTAACTGGATGATCAACCAATTCTTTAACTTGATTTATTTTAGATATCGTAGACATTGTTAGTGACCTTATTGGATCGTCAATAAATATAGGGGTGTTCGATTTATCTAAGATCGTTGCTAAATATTTTGTATCGTCCACTGTTGATTGCAGTACATAAGCCATAGGTCAAAGATATTAATTATTAGCAACATATCCAAATAGGAAGCAGCCCATGAAGTTTAAAGGGCTGCCATGTTGTGTTGAGAAAAGCTACTTATTGTATTGTTTAATTGAGTGCAAGATAGGAAATATTATTTGTTATTGCAAATCACCATTCTATAATTAAAGCATCTGGGATTATTTTATCCCAATCACCTTTATAAACTTTAAATCCGTCTTCAATTAACTTAAGTTTTATATTTTCATCAATAAAAACACTATTGGGATAGAATATTTTATATTGATTACTTTCATTAGTGCGCTTTATATTTTCGTATATTGTTTCAATTTTTACGCTATTTTTTATTATATCTTTTGCTTTCATAATCCTTTATTTTTTATGTTCGTTTTCACGTTTTTTAATTATACGTTTAGCCCGCTTTCGCACTTCTCGCTCATAAACCCTTTCGATATGTTTTTCGCATTCATTAGCTAACTCTCTTGCGAAATGTATCCCTTCTGGAAATTGTGCATTTTGCCAATCGCTTTGCTCTTCGATTATATCCTGCAGCTTATTAATAGCTTGCTTTATATTGCTCAATTCTCTTTTGTTTATGTACATTTATTTTTTTATGTTCGTTATCGTTACACTTCCACAATCTCAACCTCTCCCCTCTCACTCTCAGGAACATTTTCAATTCCCTTCATAACTTCGACTAAAACCTCTACCAAACACCTATCTTTCAATTCCTTAGTAACTTTAAAGGTAATAAAATTACCGTTAATTTCATAATTTGTAAAGATGTTTTTGTCGATTATTACTCTTACTCCTAGATTATTATCTAAATCTAGTTCGTAGGTGAATTTGGGGAACTCCTGCACATACCAGTTAATTTCTATTTTCTTTGTGCAAATCATTTCGTATGTCTTTGTCATCTCACAAGAAAACAACATTAAGGCTAGTAGTATTAGTGTTAGGTTTTTCATATCTCAAAATTTATTATTAGTTCTCCATTTGTTGCGTTTGCTAGGTCTTCGGGGGTTTTTATCTCAATTTCGCCATTTAAATAAAAGCCTCCCCATTGCACATATATTTCTATTTTGCCATTCGTTAATATATGCGTATAATTACCTCCTGAATTTCTTATTTCTTTTTTATATTCCCACCCCTTAAATATCACCTCTTTTTCTGCTGCTTCGTAGGCTTTAAGTTCGCTAAAATATGCATCATTACCAACTTTATGTTGTAAATCGAAATTGTTTCTATCTGGCTTATTTAACTTATTCCAAAACATACCCTCTGTTATTGGTTGTTTTAAGAAGTCGCTCCAATCTAATATATTTAAATACCTTACCGAATAAGATAGTGATGTTTTTCTAATCACATCAATGTACTGACTTAAGCTTGATAGTCTATTTGATTTTAATTTCATCTTTCTTTTTTTTAAACCCCACCTCCGAAGAGGCAGGGAGTTACTAACCAAAACTTATTTATGAAAAAACTACTTTATTAATTCGTAATAAAATTTATAATGCCATTTATTTTCAAATTCTCCCATGCCTGATGCTATTTTAGTTTCTGGAAACCCACTTAATTCCGAATTAATAATCTCCATAAGTTTTGGGTTTACTTTTTCAATATCGATTCCCAAAAACTTATAAGCCTTGCTAAAATCATCCTTCGTAGCAGGTCTAACCATTATATCCTGAACTCCTTCTTTTGGATGTGCATAATAGTAGTTGCCAGAACCTTCAATCTCTTTGACAACTCGATATCCTTTTGTAGTTGTAATTAATTTTGCCTTTTTCATAATCTTATATTTTTAGTTATTAAATATCTACATTAGAAACTTCTAAATCGTATTCGTGCAATGGATTTTCAACACTCATACCGCCTCTGTACCCCAAGCAAAACTCTACCCATTCCTGAAACTGTTCGTCTGTACAATCTACAGGTGATAAAACTGTTATTGTTATTTCTTTAATCATAATTCAAATTTACTCAATTTTACGATTGATAATTAATTTTGTTATGTGTTATAAAACATATTATTTACCTTTCATTAATTTTGTTGCCCTTCGGCTCTTAAGTTTCTTAATCTCTTTTATATCTTCGTATTTAATCGAAATCTCAGAACCATTTAAATTTACATTGAACAAAACTTGCTTTTCGCCTATGGCTGTTATTGCCCCTTTAAGTTCATTTTTATATACCAAGGTTTCGCTATCTATCCTTTTTGATACATTATACTTTAAATTTATGTACCTGTCCTTAAATGGCTTTATTTTGCGTTTATCGTATTTCATTAAATAACTCCTTTTAGTGCTGCCAATATTCTTTGTTTATAAATCATTCTATCGTAAAGCATTAGCGATTTAATTTCTTTTACAAATTCCTGTTTGTTTTCTCCTCCGTATTTTCTAGCAAGATCATAGATTAATTCCTGCTCTTTAGAGGTGTATTCCTTTTTCTTGAGTTCTGGCACTAATTTCCTTGCTGTTTCCATAATTCAAATTTATTAATCTATTTTGTTAACTACTAATTTATCTGTGTAGTTCATAATTATTAATTTACATGTTTAACTGTTCGCTTATACTCGTCCATTTTATTTTTTTCATCTTATTTTTTAGTTAAATAGTTACTTGGTGTAATAATACAACCAACAATCTAAAAATGTATCGTATTTTTTCATATCACCGCCTACTTTTATACTGTTCCTATATACTTTTTTCATAAGCTCAATCGCTTCTGGATTTTCCTTTTCCATCTCTTTTAATTGCTTTTTAGCTAACTCAATTCTTTTCTTTTCAACCTCTTCCCTGTTTATGTGTTCCGTGTTGGCTAAAATTATATTATTTTTTCTGTCAAGTTGTTCCGTTGTAGTCAATTCTAACGTAGAGATTATTTCACTTAATTCGTTTATCTGTTTCCTGTATTCATCAATTGTATTGAGTAAAATGTTTGCAGTTTCATCACCTGCAACTATCGTTTTTTCACCGTCTGGAAACCTATACACCCTAGGGTAATAAACAGCTGTCCTGTATGTTCTTGTCATATTAAAAGGGGCATCCTTAACCGTGGTTGTTACTTCGTGATAGTCTTTATGATCTGTATTTTCTGTTTTTAATATGTACATTGTTTTATTTTTTAGTTAAATATTTATATAAATTAGGCATTTTATTTTCTTTTGCGTTCATTGCTTTCTCTTTCGGTTTCATGTATAAATTTATCAACCCTTTCCTGAGCATATTGATAAAACATGTCCATTAATTTCATCCCGTCTAAGCTTTCATAAAATTGTCCGTAATAGCCTGTTTTTATTCTTTTCATCAACAAAGCGATGTCTGAAACCTTAAAGTAATAAAATTCGTCATAGATTAAATTTACGGTTTCTTCGATTTGCGCAGGGTTCATTTTTCTTGAAATATTCAGGAAATCATTAAGGTTTATCAACCATACTTTAAGCACATTTAAGCTTATGTTTTTTCCTACTTTTTTACGAATAGCCGCTAAACTGTCGCACTTATCACTTATAGCTAAAGCAACAGTATTAACATGCTTAAAGTTGTCTGGTAATGTATTTTCGTAAACTATAACTTTCGGGTCATATTTTACTATTTCACTTGTTTTTCTCTTTTCAGGCTTCATTTACTTCGTTTATTATTTGTTGTTTATAATCTTGCATCCCTGTGTTGTTCGTTTGTGTTTTTTGCTCAAA